ATATGCTTTCGTTAAATAGGTGACCCATAAGGTCTGTCACGCTTACTGTCTCATCATAGTTTTGCCCATTAATACTGCAAGGCTGGCACACCACGTCAGATGTAGATTCCATAGCTATGACGTTTGCGTAGTATACTGCCCAACATTGCACATCCCATTCAGACTCTGGTATAGGATCAAAGCCTGTGAAGTCTGGCAATACTATTTCAAAGATTATAGTATCACATTTTCCACTACCGCTTGGCCCTACGGCTAATGTTTCCCAACGACCAGACTGTTTGTTGTATATAGCATAGAACATGCTATCTGGCGGATCAGTGTCTAATACATGATATATTGTTGGTTCAACACCTGACGGAGATAATAACATCTCTTCATCATAATCGTTAGAGCTAAGGTTTAACTCTACACGATTTGCGGTCTCTGTTTCATATACCATGCCAGCCGGAGTTGAGTCTGTTGTTTCTGTCCACGAACCACCTTCTTTTAATACATATAATCTTATTGGTAGTTCGCCCGCATTAGTTGGGAAAGATTTTGACAGCTTGTTAAGGTTATCTCTGAAACCTTTACCCAGTATGCTGTCACCTTTTTTGAAGTATGCCGGTTTGTTCTGGTCTTTACTATTTCCTGACATTAGTATTATCCAAGGTTATACTGGATAGATTTGGAATTCGAATAAATCCTTAAACTCTTCTTCATCATACATCATATCTGCTGCGTCGCCGTCTGTACCATTCCAAACCCTTGCCCTAGTCCATTCGCCTGTTGCATCATTCCATATATGATTCCACCCATAGTACACTGTCTCAACTGGTGGAGGTGCCATAGGATCATCACTGGGCGGGTACCACCCATCTGGTGTTTTAAGACCAGTAACAGACTTCTCTTCGAAGGTATATACTAGAGACCAATAAGATTGGTCTTCTGTTGTGAATGTTATTTCTGGTTCTGCTCCCATAAACAGTAATGTTTGCGGACCTATGGTTTGTTTTGTTGCTGGTATTTTAAACTTAGTCTTATTTACTCTACCCCTGCATTTTGATATAGCACTCCAAGGTGGGTTTGTTACTCTATTCCATGTCACTACATGTTGTGTTCTTGGTATTAGTTTTGTGGCGAATGCGTCATCCTTAACCTTTTCGCCAGTACCTTCCCACCTTAGATGTCTGCCAGGTAGCTCTATAAACTCACCAGTCCAATTCATTTTATAGGTGGCATATGTGCCGTCTGGTAGGTCTTCGCTATCTTGCTCTTCAGATTGAACTGTTGCATATGCTATTTCTGCCCTTACATAGTTGTGTAGATAGATTTGGGATTCTATGTCTGATATTACAGTTGGCGTAAATATGTTATGATCATTTGGCGGGAATGGAGAAAAGTTTACAGTATTAGCACGTGCCCTTGTGCCGGGATATACAATAGCACCGAAGCCATCCGAAGCACTATTGAATACATGAAATGCGAAGTCTCTCCGATGTCCTGCTAGTACCTTAAACACACGTGTAAGATTATCACCAGAGTCTGCACTGTATTGTTCCGAAACTCCTGACTCTATTAGTTCTTCGAAATCTATATTCTTCCAATTAGGTGCGGCCATGACGTATCCTAGTTAAGAACCATTTGGGTACTATTTCTATTAAATAGTCCTGTTAATAGTTCTGTTTGTTTCTTTGCTAGTTTATTGTTTTCTTTTTGTAGTGCGATTGATTTTGTAGTATTCTCTGCCGTTAATTTATTTTGATCTAGATTACCCATTACCGCAACACGTTGATCTTTATGATTTTGGTTTAGTACTTGATTTGTTTTGTCTTGATTCTTAGTTAATGCTGCCATTTGTATATTTTTGTTTAATTGATTGAATCCAAATGACTGTGCCGATCTTACTCCTGCCTCTGTGCCTTTTTCTATTAGTTTTTGCTGATCGCTTTTTGTAACATTGCTATCTTCTTTGCCTTCTGCGAATGTTCTATCTTTCTTCTTTTCTCGATCGCCAAGATGTTGAAGTAAACTATCCATCTTAGCGGATGTGGCGGGTTCAAATTCTATTAGATTTAATTCTCCGCCTTTTTTAAGTTTAAGTCCATCTCCTAAACCTTTGAAATTCATATCTATACTATTAGTTCCGCCAGACTTAATCCAACCTAATACTTCATCAAATACTTCTGTAACATTTTCTCCAACATTGATTAAGGCGGTAGTCGCCACCTCTGCCATGTTACGCCATACTATAGACCAGTTATCGAATATCCACTTAAATCGAGAAACCATATTGTCAAAGAATGTAGAGAATTCTCCCCACATGTTAGAGATTGTTATGGTTGATTTTTCCAACAGAGCTTCTGATGCCAAATCCCAGTTATCCCAAATCCATTTGAACGCCGCTATTGTGTCGCTAGCGAAATCCATAATAGTGTTAGCTAAAGGCATTAAGGATTCTCCTATGCCTTTTGCTAGTTTGAAGAAATCACCTTTGAGTTTATTGAATTTGACTGACGTGGTATCTGCTATTTTTTTCATACCATTAGCAAATGCTCCACCCGCAGAGCCAGCGTTTCTCATAGCTGCTCTTAATGTAGCAAATGATATTTTTCCATTTGATGCTAGTCCCATGATTTCAGTCTTAGCAACATTCATTTCATCTGCTAAGATTTGGAGAATAGGTATGCCTTGATTCTGCATTTGGCGGATATCATCGTCAAGTAATATACCCTTACCAGATGCTTGACTGAATGCTAATGCCACAGATTCTATCTTAGCGCCTGACAAAGCTGATACATTACCAAGTGAGTCAAGGTCTTTTAATACATCCCCGGAAGACATACCTAGAGCCAACATATTACGAGCCATAGTCTTAACAGTACCAGAATCAAACACGCTTGTTATATCTCTATCATTTAATTCATCTATAATATCTTTTGCGGATTCAGCACTGCCTGTGAATGTAGCCATTTGGCGTTGTAACAGTTCAGCGTCAGCGGCCATCTTGACCATAGCACCAGCAGCCACTAAGGCACCAGCAGCACCACCCAAAGCACCTACTGCCGCACCAACACCAGGTATAGCACTAGCAGCACCTTTTAGTCCTCTGAAGGATAAAGACTTATTAAATTTGTCTGCTGCTATTTTTGCGAAGCGTAGTTTAGAAGTTGCTTTGGTGGCATCTCTATTTACATTGTTTAAGCCTCTAGACTTAAACTCTACAAATGCCTCTGATAGCTTAAATGCCATAACGCCACCTAGTTGGGGAAAACTATCTTACTTGTCTGAATTGATTTCTTGAAATGTTATCATGCTGTTCGGCGGATAATGTTACAACGCCATGTTCTGGTGATATCCATCCGATATGTATTAAGGCTTGATACCTAGTAAGCTTGTCAATCTGTTTGTGCGACCAACCTTTTTTGTCGGATAGTGTGTCGTAGATTTGTGCCCAGGGAAACCTTCTATATACATCAACGTCTGGTGATACGTCGCGTGTTTCCCCCGGCCAAATCAGTTTCCCACTATGTCTTTCTCTTCTGTTGCGTCTAAGATAGTTCTTAGTCTTATCATCATTTGATCGACATAGTCTTGTTCTGATACATCGAATTCGTGTTCAGCATATTCTGTATCGTCATTTGCTAAGCGTTCCTCTCTGAATTGTGCGGCAGATGCGTTATGGTTCTTAGCTAATTGTATACGATAGCGAATTTGTCTATCCAGGAACGCTAACGCAGCATTGATGCCGGCAGAAGGTGTAAGAGTATATTGCTGCCCGTTGATCTTATACTTAGCGGGTTTGCCGTCCACTACCATTCCTAGCTCTTCATGGTTATCTCTTAAAGATTGCCATAAGCGGAATGCGATGCCTTTAGTAGAATCCAAAAACTTAGTCTCTGTCTCTTCATCTACGAATTGCGGCTTACTAAATTCTTCCATAGCTAATCGTGCTATTTCAGAACGTTTATCGGCATCAAGACTATTAGGTAATGCAGCGATTATAAGTAGCGGGTTTGGTTTAAGACCTAGTATGTATTGTTCGCGTTCTGCGAAGCCATCTAACATTATGGATTTGAATGTGTAAGATTGTGTTTCGAATTTACTATTAACAAAATAGTCTTCTACTGTGAATTGTCGTGTGCCGCCAAGGTTTGCTATGCCGTCCATCATGATCCTCTATACTGGCAAAAAGCCAAAAGGTGAGGTGGATATTAAGAGTATCAGTTAGAGGTTTACAAGAGTTCCGTTTGCTACCAATGCGCCTTTGCCAGCAAGAGTGATTGCTTGTTGTAGTGGCGATGCACTATTAGGGTCAACCTCTAAGGTTCCAAGGTCTACTACTTGTCCTGTTCCAGAATAGTAATCTGCTCCGCCACCATCTAAATGACCTTGGAACGCAAACTCAGTTCCTAGTGTAAAGGGTTGTTGCCCGCCGTCATGTAGTAGAACGGTTACTACTACGTCATATTCCTTAGCACCAACACTTGGATTCTTCCAGCCAGCAGTGCTATTGCTAGCATATTTTTCATTGTCTTGCTTTATAGCAACATTCCATTTCATAGTGTGGTCAACTACTGTTGCAGCACCACCTTGCTTGAATGTCATTCCTACGCCAGAAAGTGTGTCGCCTGCTGCCATGATATCCCCTTATGCTTTTTGAAGACTAGATGTATAAAATTGCAATTGTATGTTGGCGGTCGTAATACCTGTTCCGAGTCTTGTAAGATAGTCTGATGATGCAAGATCGGCAATAGGGGCTATAAGACCAGCAGTAGATAGGATATAAGTTTCTGTTACTACTGTTGCAACACCGATTGTGACTACTGCCCCATTTTTAGCATATACAATAGGTTGATTAATTGCTCCGCCATTAAGAGCAATACCTATTACATCATCTTTACTAGCGTCTGTTGCGTCTGCTTTGTATAGCAAACTGTCGGATGATGATTTGTATAAGACTTGTCCCGCAATAATAGTTTCTCCAGCGTCGTCTGTAGATGTTGGTCCTGATACCAAATCTACGCTAGTTGCAGTTAATGAAAGATCAGCCATTATTCATCCTCTTCTGTAATAGATACATCTTCTGTTATTAGTTCGGTTTCCGGTGCTATTAAGAATCCAAGTCCTGTGATATCTGGTTCGCCAGCATCCTCTAATATAAACTCTTCTGGCTCTACTTGTAGTTTCGGGTTTACGTCGCTTACATCAAATTCTAAACCTGGGACGCTACTAAGACTTGATGGATTGATACCAAACTGTTTAACCCAATAACCGACAATGTCTTCGTCAGTTGGTTTCCTTTTAGTATTAAATCTGATCTTAATAGTACCAGATGTAAAGTTTGGTTTCGATTTGATGAAAGGCTTGTTTGCCACTATGTTATAAGTTCTTTCAACCATCGCCATATGTCACCCTTGCCATTTTAGAACGTAGCTTATAGTAAATTGCCATAGTCTTGTGTTATCTATTAGTTCGTTTGTATTGTCTTCTTGCCGGGAATCAATCACATTGATATTAAACTGTTTGAATGCTTGCACGTCGAATACATCTTCTAGCTCATCTGTTACGTTTTTTGCATCATTCCAATTCCTATCATATATATTAAATACTACATTCGATTCGTATATGGAAGCAGAATTAGTTTTAATGTTAGTAGATGTTTGGACTGTGAAAAAAACTCTAGTATCTTTTACCTTATTGATATCTTCTGATTGTAACACACCATTTTTAATACTAGGGAATCCGGGATTTGTAAACTTAATGCTTTCGTTATACCTAATACCAATTGCCTCTTCCAATGTATTACTAGGCGTTGTCATTTAAGTTTACCTTTCCCGCCGGTTGCCATTATTCTTCCTAATAGTTTTCGGTTTCTTCTAATTGGGGAAAGCATCCACGGCCGGCGTTTAATGGTTCTGGTTCCAAGTTCTAAGTATAACATATGGATTCCCTGTTCTCTTATAACTAGTCGACCTTCCCACTTGCCACGATTCTTTTTTGTTTGATATGTTATAGAAGATTGTCCTAAACCAGTTCGTTTGTGTGGCGGTTCGCCGGGTCTAGATGCGGGTGGGAAAGGTGTTCTTACATCATTCTTTGCCAGTTGTACTACTTTCCTCATTCCCTTTTGCAATGCAGTACGCTGAGCGTTTACTAGTTTGTTTTGGAAGATATGTGTTCTATCAACAAACTTCGAAGACATTATATCACCTGTTCGTCTATTAGTATTTTCTCACAAGTGTATTGTGGCAGCATATCAATTTGATCTAGTTTGTCGGATGAATTGATTTTGTATATGTAGCCATTTTGGTCTTCGAATAAATGGTTGGTAGTAAGTGTGGCGTCTTCAGTTATTACTATGAATACGCCTTCGGTTTCTAATATGCCGTGCTCGGTGTTCTCATCGAATGATGGCCTATGTATCTTAGCTCTAAGGTTTCGTTTATAGTATTGGTAGTTTGGAAGATCAACGAATGTTGCGGGATCGGCAATGTATGTTACTAGTATTACATTGACGCTAGTATTAAGACTTTCAGTGATAGATAGATTTCTGGTCAATAGTTTCCAGCGGGCGGACAGTGTATCTTTTCGGCGTTCGAGTATGGTATAAGAATCACCATCTTGATCTTCTATCACATCGCCTAGTTGGGGAGAATCTATGTTTGATAGTTTGGTGTGGAATCGTACGTCAGACAGTTTGTAGTGGCCGTCGCTTGCCATTACTTCTTTTAATGGTACTTCCCGTCTTAGTGCTTCAATTGATATTCCGGTTATGGCATTGCGTTTCTTATATACTACATCTTCTAGACCGTCGAAATAGTCTATGTCTGATTCGAAGTCTAGTGTTATAGTCATGCTGACGCACCATATGTAGTAGATTGCTGTGGGTCGTTTTGTTCTATTAGAAGACTTATACTAGTGATTCCTTCTAATAGCATTTTATGGTATTCGCTCCATGATACGGATTGACCATCTATGCTATATGAAGGTTTGGGATTTGCTGTGATAGCTAAAAGATTGGCCGCCATGTTATCTTTGGCAGACCGTAGATCGTCGATGGCGGCCATTCTTAATCCTTACTATGAAACAAGGTCAGCACGAACAGTATAACTACTGGTATTAACCACACCATTATTTGCTAAGAGTCGGCGTATAGCTTCGCTTTCATCAATACATCCTCCGATGATAGATTCTTTTGCAATCTTAGATGTCTTAGGATATTTAGTAAGAGTGAGTTTGAATGTCTTATCGCCGGGTGGTGTTACTGGTTTGGCTGTTGGCAGTTGTGCTTTGAGAGATTCTAGTTCTGCCAATGCCTCTTTAAGTTGATCTTCTGTTGATGCCATAATGACTGGCGGCAAGTCTTCCGTTGACGGAACATTACTATTAGCAGTTTTCTTCTTAGCCATTTCTAAAGTATCCTTTATGTTACAAATAACCCGCCACAACTATGATTAAGTTATGGCGGGTTTTATTGAGAGTTGATATTAAGCAGTAGCCTTCAGAACGTGTCGCGGTTCTTCAACATATGGCTTGCCCTTACGTCGCCATTTAAGTTGTGTAATGATATCACGACTAAACCCGGCTTGACTGTTGCGGTCTTGTGCGAAGCCTTGTACTGGCCAAGCTTCGCTATACTTAAAGGCTTTACGGAAGTTACCCAAGAACCATGTGCTATCTGAACTAGTGCGATTCTTAACGTATTGGCTAGAAATCACTTCCATGCTAATACCACGATCTTGCAATGCAGACAATGGATTACCGCTAACACCAAGCGGAACACTAGCACTTACAGCACCTTGACGAATTTCAGTA